CAAGGATGCTGTGCAAATATCACTACAACGAGATATGGGTACAGACTATTTTGCTGACCCACGTGCAAGATTGATAGCATTGAAATCAAACAACGGTCAGAACAGTACTGGTTGGCCGACTATGGATAGGAAATTGTACGGTGGATTTAACCGCGGAGAATTACAAATCTTTGCAGGTGGTTCAGGAACAGGCAAGTCATTATTCTTACAGAATCTAGCAGTTAACTGGGTGCAAGCCGGAATGAATGGTGCGTACATCACGCTTGAATTAAATGAAGGCCTGTGTTCGATGCGGATAGATGCAATGATGTCATCGATTGGTACCCGGGATATCTTCAAAAATATTGATAACGTAGAATTGCGTGTCAAAATGATGGCCAAGAAGTCCGGAAATTTTCGGATCAAATACATGCCAGCACAAAGCACCGTCAATGATATCCGAGCCTATTGTAAGGAACTACAGATTCAGACCGGAATGAAGCTAGATTTTCTATGCGTAGATTATCTAGATTTGCTCATGCCAGTATCAGTCAAGATTAGCCCAAGCGACCTGTTTGTCAAAGACAAGTTCGTATCTGAGGAACTACGCAACCTGGCTAAAGAATTGAACCTATTGTTTGTAACGGCTTCTCAATTAAACCGATCAGCAGTAGAAGAAATTGAATTCGATCATAGTCATATTGGTGGTGGTATTTCAAAAATCAATACAGCAGACAATGTGTTCGGAATATTCACAAGTAGGGCGATGCGTGAGCGAGGACAATATCAGCTTCAATTAATGAAAACTCGTTCAAGTTCAGGAGTAGGACAGAAGATTGAATTGGTGTTTAACGTCGAAACTCTCAGAATTACTGATCCAGATTTAGATGGTGATGGTGCCACAGTTAACCCAACTTCAGTGAATTCCGGACCAAGCCCCAATTCAATAATGGAACGATTAAAGGCTTCCAGTACTCTAGTTTCTGCTGCGATTAATGCAGACGCAGACGGTGTTATCCCCGATCCAATAAAAGACGTTGATACCGTGCAGGGATCAAAGTTAAAAGCTATGTTGAGCGCAATGAATACAGCCGCAATAAAGGGTTGATTATAGCAAAACTGCATAAATAATAGACTATGCAAAAGAAAACCCGTAGTCTATTGGAAGAACTGGAAGCTATTGGAAATAACCGTGATATTAACCACGTTATTGAATCTAGAGCCCACAATATCATCACTAGCGCGATCAATCTTCTTGAATTGATCAACCGTCATCACACTCCGGAAATTGCAGAAGGCCTTGAGCGAAAGCTTATTAGCGCAATCAAGGGGCGCGACCAAACTAGGTTTTCTAAAAGCCTGAAGAAGAAAATATGAACATCAAGGATCTAGCAGAATCTAAAAAGATACGTGAGGACTGGGGCCTGGGCGGCGCCATGGTTAAGAATTTCGCGGATAGGCTTCGTGGAAAAGCTACTGGTTATGCTACCGGTCAGGCTAGCAGAGAATCAAAGATGTATATTAATGCTTTAGTGGGCGGGGCAGCTAACTCAATCGAACAAATGATTCAAAGCGGGGCATTAGATCCTAATACTCCGGCCGGGAACGCGCCACCCCCACCAAAAGCAGACGCACCAGCCGATGCACCACAAGCACCACAAGCACCACAAGCACCACAAGCACCACAAGCACCACAAGCAACACCATTAGACGCGCCCGCCGCAGACGCACCAGCTGTCGGTCCTTCCGGGTCGATAGGGGCCGGGAAGAACAAAGTGACCTATGATCCAGAAACACTAAAAAGGATGCAGGCGACCTCCGACAAAAATGCGGCGCTGAAAGCCGCACAAAAAAACGCTGCACCATTAACTCCAGCAGCCCGATCCGGTGAAGGCCTTCCGCCGGCAAAAGACACACCGAAAAAACAGTCGCTAGCTAGTAAATCCCGTGCCATGAATCGTGCAAAATTTAAGGAATCGAATTATGATAAATTAAATATGATTTTAGAATCAATAATACTTCTAGAAAAACCAACACTTAAAGGTCCGTCTGCAAACAAACAAGCAGCACAGGCCCAACAAGCAAAACATGCAGCACGTACGGCACCGAAGCCAGCACAGGCACCAGCAAAACAATCAGCCTTGGCCCAAGCAGCTAATCCACAAATAAATCCATCTGCCCTAAGGGGTATGGGCGGCGCAGGAAAAACGGATCAAAATACAACCACCCACAAAGCTACACCCAATAATCCTAACAATCCTAAACAACCGGCACAACAACCAGCACAACAACCAGCACAACAACCAGCACAACAACCAGCACAACAACCAGCACAACAACCAGAACAACCGGCCGGTTTGAGTATCTATTCATACTTGAAGACCAAATTCTTGCCTAAGTTTTTCCGTGGACGCGATATCGATATCAATGATCCACATTTAGATAAATTGATACGCAATGTACAGGATACCTGGGCTAAGGATCAAGGTAAGGCAGCATTAACTCAAATTGGTCAAATGGCATTTGCGGCAGGAGAAAGCGGAGGACGACGACAACAACAACAGCAACAGCAACAACAACAACAACCGCGACAACAACCTGCAGCAGCAGCCGGTATTACAATCGACCAAATTACTAAAGCTATTCAAGCTATGCAACCTACTGACTTACAGGCACTTAAAAAAATAATTGATGCAAAGGTTGGTCCAACTGATGCTATTGCTCCTGAGCAACCCAAGGGATAATTCTAATGTGGTTGGCGGAATCATTAGCAACTCTAAAATCCAAGCTTGGTACAATAGATCAAGTTATCTTTGAGGATAAAGGTCACCTAGACCATCCAGAAGACCTGGTATTTTTGCAAGATGTTGACGGGGCAAATAGAGCATTGGTCTCTATGCAAAAAACAATTAAACGACCAAAGACTGTAACTATCAAATGGGACGGTTATCCGGCCCTGATTTTCGGTAGAAATCAACACGGCAAGTTCAGCATCATGGACAAGCACATGTTTAATAAGAAAGATGGATCTGGTCGTCAGATTTTCAGTCCTAAGCAATTCCAACAATATGATCAGGCCAGGGGCGTAGATCGCTCAGACCTACATCGTCTTATCAGTGAAATCTGGTCTGGATTAGAAAAAGCATCCCGAGGAACAAAGGGATATTACTGGGGTGATCTGTTGTTCAACAAACCTCTTATGAATATGGACGGCGTATACAATTTCAAGGCTAATCCAAATGGAATTACATACTCGGTAAAAGCAAAGAGTAGTGTGGGTAGATTACTGACTGATAAGACTGCCGGGATTGCTGTTCATCAACAGCTATCACCCGATGCCCCGACTACTGATTACGCTCAAACGTTGAATGGATCTATTGGGCAATTAAAGAATAATTCAGATGTTGCTATTGTTCCCAGCGCAATGCCCATCGTTCCAGACTTGACACCCCACGGTAATCTTGAAAAAAATGCCCAACAGACAATTGCTCAGTATGGGGATGAGGTCAAGAAAATGATGAATTCGGCACCCATGGCTAGAAATTCGTTTAGTCAGTTATTTACCACATACATAAACAAACGAATCGTTTCTGGTAATCTCAAGGACCTATACAAGGGCTTTTTAGAATACGTCAATAATCGATCAATGTCAGATACGATGAAGAAGAAATTATTAGGATATACAGTTGGGGCACCTGCAGGAAATATCGCTGAGGCCCAGGTTCAAAAGGTCCCGGGCTATCTGGATCAAAATAAAGACGGTTTGATTGGGGCGTTCAAGATTTGGATTGCCCTCTACAACCTAAAAATGCACATAGTTTCACAGTTAAATGATGCGGCCAAAGACAGTCCTGTACAGGGCGCATTAGATGATGGTACAAAGACGCACGAAGGCTTCGTGTCTAACGGGCTTAAATTTGTAGATAGAATGGGGTTCTCCCGTCAAAACTTAGCAGGCCGTGCGTAAAAAGTAGTGCTAAACCTCGTTTTTTGAGGAGAATGATAAATAATAGTATGAGCCTAGGCTCAAACTAACCAAAGGAAATTTATCATGGCACAATTTACAAGAGTAAGCGGAGATTTCGTCCCGCAGATTAACTACGATGCACAATCGTATACAGTAGGTAGCGTTAACGCATTCACATCAGCAGCAACAGTTCAGCCACAAGGTCCTAAGCTTGAATTCGGTACAATTACATTTACCGGTCAAGGCGTAATGGACGGTGCTAACTTGAAGATTGCAATGGACACAATCCAACAAGTAGCAACTATTTACATGTACGAATTTACCGTAGTCGGTTCAGGTGCAGATAAACTAGCAGTAGCAGTTTATCCAGTAAGCGCATGGGACTTCGCAAACACTGGTAACTTAGACGTAGCATTAACCGCAGCACTAGGCGGCACAGTCGATACAGTAGCAACAGCAACATTCACAAACTAAGCAATTAGTTTATGACAGAGAAGCCCGGTCAACCGGGCTTTTTTGCGGCTATTTTTCCTGTCTATAAATACTGCATGAGTTATCACATCACCGCATATTCCCTCTTTGATATAACGCAAACTGGGGTAATTCACCGAGTCAAGCCTGATGAAGGGCAGGATGCTGTTCTATGGAAAAAGAACAGAAATACGCAATGTAATTTCGACACGCTTTTGCAAGTAATATCGTTGCGATCACAGC